TGATTACCCCAAGGCTCATCTTTATAGTACATACTTTCACTTGCAAACATTAGGTTTTTATCACCTAACCTTTCTTCAAGGAATGTAATTGGGTTCTTTTGAAAGACAACATCCTTCACATCGGTTGTAATTACATACCGATATTCATTCTTTCTTAGATGATTGTAAATGTGGATGAATCGTTCAACATGAACAGGTAAACTAGACTGATAGGTGTATCGTCTGTTTTCTTCATCTTTTTTTCCTGGCAAGATAACTTCAAAGCCAGATTGAATCAGTTTTTCAATAGTATCAAAACTGATGTTGAAGGCGACCATTGCTTTGTGGCCTTCGTATCCACAACGGTTAATAGAATTAACCCAATACTTTAACTTGTCCCAATCGTAATTGGTACAGCATCCTATAATCAAATCCTGCATAATAAACTCCAATAATTATATACTACTTATGCTTCAGGTAATCCTTAAACGAGGCAATTTTTTTAGTTTGTTGACCCGGCGTATTGTTCTTATATGTATTTGCCAATTCATCCGTGCCTTCTTGACCTGCTCCAGATTTAGGTAAAATATCAGGCTTTATATTATCTCTTTTGTTTTGCATTTCATCCTCTTGTGAGGTTTAAAATCTTTTGTATCTGTGTTTCTAATGTGGCTTTACGATTAGGCCATTTGATAATTGGTTGATCTGATGTTTGTAATAACTTAGAGAGGAATGGAAGAATCAATTTTTCTACTTGTTCCAACCTCTCTTTATATTCTTCAACTGTATCTTCTTTTTCTGCAATTACAGCATTATATTCTTCTTCATCAATAGCTGTGAAACCAAAATCAGAATCTCCATATTCTTTCATAATTGCATTTATATCATATTTTATATCTGCCATTACTTACTCCAATTTTTTGCAGCGGTGAAATTGGCATGAGCAAACTCTAACCTATCAATCAACTTAACTGCATTGCCTTTTAGTTTATCAACTGCCACAAAACCTTCAGGATTTGTGACCTTGAAGCCATCATCCGTTTTAAGAAATGTTCCAGTGATTTGTTTAATCTGTTGTAGTGTCTTGACAATCATATTCTTAGCATCTACAATAAGATTCATCAAATCAAATATGCTTCTTAAATCAGCAGCCGCAGAACGGAAGAAACGCATAATCTCAGTTTTTTCTCTGACACGCTTCTTCTTAGTTTCTTCTTTCTTGGCATCAGAAATATCTTTGTTCAACTTAGCTTCAACCCAGCGCACCAATTCAGCCGTATGAGCTGTAGTATTCTTGATGGCTTGACCTTCACGGACTTTAGTGTTATTGAATGTCTTAATGTATGTCAATATAACATTATTAGCAGCAATACGATTCAGGTTCAATGAATTGATAGATTGTAAAGTTCTGCCTGCATTAGATAGTATGCCAGTAATCTGTTTTGTTTCCTGTTCGGTGAATGTAGCCACACCAGAGGCATCAAAGAAGTATGCATCACGGAACCAAACATCTTTGGTTGTTGTCATATTCTTAATATCAATATTGAATGAGGCCTTCAAATCTGACATTGACTTACCGGTGTATGATGTATGAAACACAATACCTAGCTGTGCAGCCAACATTGTTTGTGCTAACTTAGCATCAGCAGGCACAGCATACACGATGGTGTTTGGTTGAAAGGTGATATACTTTTCACCATCAATTACCTGTGTTTTGATATCTCCTTTGGAGAACATCATATCACCTTGCAAAATACCTTTGATACCTAACTTTGGAAGATATCTTAGTGCAACTTTGAGTTTAGCATTAAGGCCTTCACTTGCATGGTTGGCGTCAATGTCATCATCGGTGTAATTCAATTTTGGATTGGCATTGAAAACACCCTTAGTACCAACAAAGAATTTACCGTTGTCTGGATTGGTGCCACAGAATACAGCAGGTGCACCATCCCATTTTGTTGTCACACTAACTTTGGATGTTGAATTACCAGCAAGCATATCTCTCAATGATTGCAAGAAATTGATGGCGTTACGAGCACCATTTGTTCCATTATTCAACACCTCATCTTCTAGGTGTTCAAGGTGTAAGTTAGCACCCTCTTTTGATTCTGTAAGGAATTCTGAAAATTTCATTTTAACTATACTTTATGAAAATACTACTATTTTCTGTGGCGGAAGAAGCATATTGAAACATATATGAACATAGTGCATCAATTTTGTTTTCTTTAATCATTGTATAAATGAGATCAATGCCAATATACTTAGACATCCACCAAGTTTTATCTTTTTTGTGTCCTAATTTAGCTTCAGTTATTAAATTAGGGATTGTTTCTCTATTACCAGATAACTGCTTAAACATTGTTGCGAATTTTTTAAAATCAGACTCAGATGGTTTTTCAATTGGAACTTGATTCGGAAATGTTAATTTTGATCTTTGAACTCCGCTATTGACAGCGCCTTGGAATATAACTCCGCCGCCTATTTTTCCTCCAGCTGAAGTTTTGCCTTTAATTTCTCCTTGCCATGAAGAAGGAACTGCTCTGCTTGAAAAGTTTCTTAATTGAATTTCACCTTTTTTGCCTTCAGAATCAAATTGTATGTATATATCTTTTGAATCTAACATATTTTGGCCAAGTTTAGTTCCTGTAAATTCTGCTGTTAAAGGTTTACCAGCATTATATATTTTGGAATTAGCTGAACCTTTAGGATCTAATTTTTTTAGAGAAATTCCAATTAATTCTTTATTAGCAAAATTATCAAAAATATAACGATTGTAATCTCTCAATGTTGGCCATTTAGTTTCCAATTTAAAACTTTTTTTAGCCATCCAAATATCAGCAGGATTCCATTTGTCATCTCCTGTAAGTCCACTACCAACCTTCATTCTACGCCACTCATTATATATGGAATCTACAAATTTTCCGCCTCTATAAAATTTATATCTATTTCCCACTTTTGCTTCAGGAATATCTACAAATATTTGATTTGCGGTTTTAATAATACTTATAATCCAATTTGCATCTAATCCATTTAAACATTTTTCTAATGTTCTGTCACATTCGGCGTCTTTAATAGTTTTAGAAGTTACTTGAGATATGTCAGTAAGGTCTTTGCCAATAAATTGCCTTGTTGCACAAGCATATGCTTGAAGGCTTTCAGCTAATGCTGTTATTTCTGCGCCGGCTCCTGATATTCCTTCTGCCATTTAATACTCCGTTGTTTATTGGAGTATTTATACTATCACAACTACCGAATTATGTCAATCTCTTTACCACTAGTCCAAACCTCTATTTCTGTTCTCACTCGGTTTTCATTCTTGAGTGATATAAATCTGTTGCTTGCTTTGTTCTTCCACCAGTCTGTAATGTTAGCCAAATAGTGTTTATCATAGTTATCATTCTTAACAATCTTATCTGTCTTTCCAAGAACAATATCTTTGAAATTAGCAATACCATAATCAGAGACATAGTACCGTTTCTGTTCAGTCAAGGCCTTGGCCTTTGTAATGGTTGCCATGAACCTATCATAATCTTCTTTATGTGGTTTCAAGGCGGCTTTGGTCATTGCAACAATTGTACTTGATATCTTTAACTTACGACTTGATGCATCTTCAGGAACAAATGAACCACCATTGATTTTTTCCACATAATCTTTTAGGTCATCATATGGTTTTCCATGCATCATTGGTAAGAAATCAGATTCGGTCACACCTTTAAATCTTAGGTATGGTTTCATACCATCATACTGTGAAATAGCCTTTGATGTGCCATACAAACTGGTTGTTTCAAACAAGCACATATTCATGCCATACTTAGCATTAATCATTTCACGGACTTCATGTGAACAACAGATTGCCGCCAACAGTTTACCACCAAGGTAATTATACCCAAATGGTTGTGCAGGTACAATAACAAAACCCATGGCAGATGCGTTATTAAACGATTTGGTCGTTGCCGTTTCGTTTGTAATCACACAGCCTAGTAACTCATTACGAGGCTTCATCATAATCGTTGGAGACCCTATCCGTATGAACCCGACCCACTTATTAGTCTTTTTCTCAAGCACAGCCAACTTGATGTTTCTGCCGGGACTTGATAGATTATTATGGGAAGAAATGATATCTAGGTATAGTTGCCAACGGTCAGAAGGCAACTTAACTATTTCAAATTCCATATCTTCAGGTGCCATTGTGAAGTCAGAAAACAATTCATCTTCTGGTCCACATCCTGGCAATGAGAATGGCCTTTCAGCCAAAGAATTCATTTTCTGCTCACGCATATACTCATCAATGCGATTAAAGTTGCCAAAATAATTTTCAAATACTTGGGCAACATATAGTGCTTGTTCTCTATTTAAACTCATAAGGATATTTTATCTTCAAATTTGTAGCACTTCTTTAAGAACCTATTATACACTACCGGATCATTTTTTGCAAATT